AGAAGGTTTAATATCTTCAGGTAGCTTGATTAAATCCTCCGCGTCTTGGATGCCAAGAACCTCAAGCATTTGCCTATGCAGCTTACCCATGTCGTACAATTGGGGCGCTTGTTGCGCTAGTTGTAACGCGGCTTGATACTGCATGATACGCTGCGCCATAGTAGCGGCGTTGGGGTCAGATACAGGTATAACGTCTATACGTTTGTCAAAATCAGCGGTTCGACTAAAATCACCATCGACCTCATATGCATACTCATCGGGCATATAATCGTGAACAATTTTAGATAGAAGTCGTAACTCTTTTTTCATGGCAGCATGGAGGCGGGCCTGTACACCAGACATTACCTTCATTGAACGCTCCATAAGGGCAAGAGTTGTGCCCACAGGTGCCTGTGCGTTAGTATCTCCTACTTGGATGTCTGCGACTGAGCCAATTCGGCGTCCCTCTTCGACAATATTTCCAAGTAAAGAGTACAGTACGCTTGATGGCTCTTTGTAAGGGATAAACGTAATCGAGTCACGGATGGCACCGCCCGGTACGTCCACATCCCTAAATTCACCCGGCATAAGAGGAGTGTCGTCCCCCTTAATACGCATACCGCGAGCTTTAAGCCCTGCTGGCAAATTCGACAGTGTGCCAGCATCAACCAACTGACGAAGGATAGAGGTAGCCGACTTAGCAAGGCCACCAATAAGGTGAATAAGCCCCGTTCCATAGAACCCAAGGCCCGGTAGATAACGGTAGTGTACAAAGTGTAGGCGTTTTTTCTTTTTAGCGTCATCTTCGTACCAATTCTTGCGTATAGATAATATCTCGCGTGACGACTTGTCTATAGTGACTACATAAGGTCGCGCTATGCTATCAGGATCGTCAAACTCTTCAGGCATGTTCATTGTGACGTGCATCTCAAGAATTGTATGCCTATCATCATTTTCAAGAACTGCGCTCTCACCATCAAGCTCGTCATACTTTTCTTGTATGTCAGAAAAATCAGGTGCAGGTGCGGGTAGCTCCACACCCCTATAGAAACCTGCAACTTGCAGCTCTAATATTTCATTTTCTGTTTTTTTCATTACATGCGTATATCGTGGGCATGTCATTAGATCCGTAGCGCCATAAGACGCTACAAAGTCCTCTGACGGGACAAACACCGCACAAGGTCTATCCATAAGTGGATCATAGTATACCTTCTTGAACGCAGACCCCGCCAATGGAAGCTTAAACAACATCTGCTCCATCTCGTCGCGGTACTCTGTCATCTCCTCTGTTAAGAGGTAATTCATCTCATTCTGCACACGTTCAGCTTGGTCAAACTTTTCTGGAGTGAGCTTACCCATAATTTTGCTTTTTACAGGGCCTGAAGCAGGGAACAGCTCTCCCATAGCCTGCGCCTGAAACCTAACAACTGATTCTGTAAGAACTGGATGAAAAACTCCAGACGCCCCTGCCCAAGGCTGCTGACGCTCCTCAATCTTCATACCAAGAAGATCTAAGCCTTTTACATAAGCCCTAGCCCAGTCGGCACGAGACTCACGATCAGACTCAAAATCACTCACAAGCTCAGACGCCATAGCCTCAAGATCTGCTTCGTCTATAAATTCAGCTAGATTTGAATCATGGTCTTGCCCCATCAGTTGCCCTGACAGGCCACCTTCAAAATCAATTATAACCCCGCCATCTTCAGTTTCCATAGAAACAGCTTCAGGGTTTATAACTTCGATAGTAAGTTCTTCTTCCGTAGGATCTGTATCTATCTCTAAATCAGAAGGAACTAAGGGTTTTTCTACAGCCATGTGCGCTCCATAAGCGTTGCTTGCGGGTAACTTATCATTTTAATGCCCAGCGGTCTAGTGTCGAGGTGAGCAACTTGGGGGAAGCTACCACACCCCGACGAGGGCATTGGGAGGAGTGCCCCAATTATTCTTTAACTTACACAGGCTGTTGAAACAAATATTATATTCCTGTAATAAGAAATCATGGATAACATGTTGATTTGGAACATCGTGCTAACTTTTGTGGTCTTACCTATAGGGTGGTGGGCTACTCAAATTTCATCTGAGGTAAAACGTCTCAGTATTCTTTTGAATATGACAAGAGAGAGTTATATAAAAAGGGAAGAACACGCGGGGGAACTTGGGAGAGTTGTTGATCACCTCGTTAGGCTTGAAGGCAAGATAGATAAGCTTGCAGAGAAATAGGGGGAGATAGGCATGAGATATGTTTATATGCGCCCTAACAGCGATATTAGCTAGTCAAAGCCCAAGCATAGGTCTGCACCAGACCTGTGAATACAGGTGCCCTAGAGAAGTTTCACAGTTTTATTACCAGTACCCAGCTAAAGTCAGAGTGCCTTGGAAGCACTTCTGTCCACCATACATTGTTGTTGGTCGGGGAAGAGAGACATGATTGATCCATTTACGGCGCTTGCTGCTGTGAAATCTGCTGTGGCGGCAGGTAAGGAGCTAGTCAATGTGACCAAGCAGATCGGAGAGTTTTTCGACGGTGTAGATGATTTACGTGCTGCCCATGAGAAAAAGAAAAACAGCTTATTCTCTGGCACTGATGAAAACGCAATGGAGACCTTTGTGAATTTACAGAAGGCCAAGGACGCGGAGGAAGAACTTCGTCAGATTGTAATTGCAACCAGAGGTTTCTCTGCTTGGGGTGAATTGCAAGCTATACGTGTGCAAGCAAGAAAAGATCGCAAGGCAAAGATTGAAGCAGATAGAAAACGCAAAGCAAAGTTGATTGAGCGTATAGTTATTTACGGTGGGTCCGCAATTATTGTTTCTATTTTGATTGGAATTACTGTTGTAATAATCTTGGCAAAACAAGGTAAAATATGAGTGATGGTGTATCGGGTATAGGATCAGCCCCGTTTAACATTCAGTCGGATATCCATCAGCAAACACAATCGCGTGAAAGAATAGAAAGCCACCTTAAAGAACAGATGGTAGAGAAGGAACATAGGGCCAACCACACGCATCTGGAGGCGCTCAGAGAGCAGAGATTAGATCTTGGCAAGGCTTATGATAGGTTTGGAGCAAAAACTACAGCGGATAGGCCGCAGGGAACTAAAATAAACATAGAAGTTTAGTAATATTCTACAGGTCTGCGGTATGTAGGTTCATCATCCCACTCATCTGTAGGTAATCTGATGAACCCACCCTGCCTAAATCGCAACAACGCCATGACTGTAGAGTCAACAAGGTCATCGTTAGACATAAACGGGAACCCTGCCACCTCTTCTATGACTTCTTCAGCCCAACGCTTGGGTGGTGCCCACACAAACCCACTGGCGATGATGTCTGATACACTATTAAGGCGAGCCATTTTGTCTCCAGTACCCCTATGAGGTGTATATTCCTGTATTGGGAGGCCCATACGGCGCAATTCTTGGTATAAAGCTACGCCAGAGGACTTTTTCTCTACAATAAACGAATCTGGCTCCCAAGCGTTGTACTCTTCAAGCGCCATACCCTTTAATTCTGGAAATTCTAGCCTTTCTTTGATGCTATTTAACAAAATTATGTGGTGTGCGTTCTCTTCTTCGTTAAAAAACACGCCCCAAGTCGTCAATGCGGTGTAATCGGCGCGATTATTCTTCTCTGCGGCAGCATCAAGCGACATAATTATGTATTCACAGTGGGGTGGGTCGTCTTTTGTCCATATTTGCCACCATTCCCGCTTAACAATCGATGCTTCTTCGGCTGTCGGCTGCTGTTGATACTGCGAGTTCCATTGAAACGTAGGCATCGACGCCTTTGTGCGTAACAATGCGGTCAAATCAAAGAACTCAGGCCATAACGGCTTCTGTGTCGGCTTACCATCAGAGTCCTCGCTATCCAAAATAGCAGGGAACTCTACAATTTCGTACTGATCTGACTCTGGATTCTTGACCATATCTGTCGTCACACGCCCCGTGAGATCGTCCATGTGCCAACGAGTCTGGATTATTGCAACCCTACCGCCCGGCATAAGGCGAGTACGGGCACCAAAGGTGAACCACTCGTATGCTTTTTCAAACACAGAGAAGTTTCCGTTAATAACATCCTGCTCAGAATGAGGATCATCAACAAGCAGAAGATCAGCACCACGTCCCGCAAGTGCAGACCCAATACCACACGCATAATATTCTCCTCCAAAGTTTGTATTCCACCGCCCCGCAGACTTACTGTCTACCGCCAGCGTTACTTGTGGAAATATTTCTTTGTAGTCGTTTACCGATATCAGGTTTCTCACCTTACGCCCAAAGTCCACAGCGAGATCGGTAGTGTGGGACACCATCATAACCTTCTTGCCGGGGTTACGCCCCAAGAACCAAGCGGGGAAAAAGATACTTACAAGCTGTGATTTACCATGTCGGGGTGGGATGTTGACGCATATACGGTCCTTATCTCCCTTCTCAATATCCATCAGCATGTCTGCGAGGATACGGTGGTGCTTGCCAACCTTATAATCTGGCTGCATCCGCCTACAAAACTCTATGAGATCGTCCTTGGCATTGTCGTTACGCTGTCTGCTCGCCAGCTCCTCAACAATTTTATCTATCTCCCCTAGTTCTTGAGGATCAAATTTATCTAAATTTTCTAAAACCTGCTGTATATCTTCTGAGGAGAAATCCATACCTGCTGCAATCTCGGCAAGGTTAGTCGTCATCTAAACCTAACTCCTTGTCTACATTTATCGTGCTGCCCTCAACTACGATAGCGTCTTCAACCGTGGGTTCAGGCTTCATTAAACGAGTTAGTTTATCTCGCAACCTATCTTTAAGGTCATCTGTAGTTTGATGGGTTATGGTAACTTCTGTTTTTTCAGCAAACAATCCTACATCACTAATCTTACCTAACAACTCCAAGGCACGTATCCGTACCCGTGGGTCGGGGTTCTCTGTCTCCTCAATCAGTTTGTTTGTGACGAGGTGCCTTACCTGCGTAGCCGATTTTACTACAGAATGACCAAAATCTTTCAAGATGCGATCTGTCATCAGCAGGGTGGCTGGGGTGAGGTGGGCTACTCGCTTAGGGGTTGCAGCCTTTGAAGTTTTATCTGGGTCTTCCGCGTAAGACACCGCCAGTGCAGCAGCCACATCCTTGTCTTCTTGGTTAGGTTTTATTTCTAACCCATTCTCGTGGAGTAGCTCTACCGTCCTAGCAGCGGCGCTGGCTTTTACTGCGAGATCTTTAAGTTTGGGCGGGGTGCGTTGAGCGACCCCTTTTTCGGGTTCGATATGTATAGCCATGTTCGCAACATAGTTAGATTTAATAGAAACGCAAAATATTTGTGCGGAATAGTATTATATAGTTGCTGTGTGTGCGCGTCGTACAGGGGGGGTCGGGGGTAGGTGGGGTTACGCCTAGCGTCAAAAAGGTAGTGATTCACTACATTTTACAATTATCTACTATCTGGCGCGGCTGATACTAAGACACAATGCGACATATCACGTATAAAGTCCTTGTCAGGCGGCGATGAACGCCGTCTGATTAAACCTTAATCATGTTGCATAGGAGAATATGACATGACACGTACACCAAAACTGAACGACGAACTAGGCAAGCAAATTTCAGCGGTCGCGAACCTTGCCCATAAAGACAATAAGGCAAAAGCCAAATTGTTAGACTTATTTGTAGCAAGCGGTTTTACCAATACCGATTTGATATCCCCGACCAGCGAGGGTTCAACAGCGTCTGTTGAAACATTCAATTGGGTCAAGAGCTGCATATTCGCGGGGTTCCCGAAAGGGGTTCAAGATTTACTTGAATTGTCAGCCAAAGCAGCGGGTGACAAATTAGTAGATGGGCAGAATAGAGCCTATTGGAAACGTCAGCCGAATAGCATAATCGGCAACATGCAAACGTCTCTGCGCAAACGTGAAGAGATTGATGCAGAGATAGCATCAGGCAAGCAAGGCGCGGACGCTAGAACACGTTCTAAGGAAGCCGTTGTCCGTGAAGCCCTTGAAGACTGCGTTAAGCGTATGCAAAAGGCTGAAACATTCCAGTCTGATATGGCTATGGATGACATGATCCAAATGTTGAATACGCTGATAAAAGCCATCGGCTAATGCAACATATCAGCAAGTATACGCTGGCATTGATTGCGCGGGTTCCGCGCAATCAATTGCTTAATAGTCGAAACTATCTTATCGATATTTATGGGATGGAAACATGGATAACATTGCTAGAATTAAATGCATCATACGAGAACAAGTTGAAGCATGGGGTTTCGCATATACAGTCTGGTTTTACATTGCGGCGACCGCCGCGATAACATTGTTCACACTGACAATACTTTTTATCTAACTTACCGCCCCGAGCCGAAAGGTTCGGGGCTTTTTTTGTGTCTTCATTTTGGTAGTAATCCACTACCCCATCGAAGCCAGTTCTCGAAGCAGCATTGCGTCCTAACCGACCAGTTGGCCCCTTCTGTTCCACACCACACAAAAAGAAGTTGGCGTGTCATATACAACAGTCTGAAAAAGAGTAGTGATCCACTACTTTATCGAAGCCAGTTTCCGAAGCAGCATTGCGTCTTTTGTAATGTTCGCAAAGAAGTTCCCTAATGTTCGTTTTTGCATAAAAATAAGTTATTGATTTTATTATAATGTTCCTAATGTTCCTAATGTTCGCAATTTAAAAAGATACACTTCATACGCGACCCCCCTTTTATTGGGATTGTTCGGCTCGCAAATACAATCCTACCCCCCCTTCATAACCCAAGAACAAAAGAACTTTAGAACATTACTTTACAATCAAATACTTACAGCCACCACTAAACGAACATTAACGAACATTACTCTAGCGCCAGTATTGTAGTGAAACACTACCATAAAACGAACAATATGTAGCCACGTCAGAAAACAAACCATACATCAGAAAGCTTGACATTTACCATCTTATGTGATATTATACATATAAGTTGTCAGGAGACTGACAACGACACGGCAACCCTGCCTCAACAAAAGTGTAGTGAAACACTACCGAAAACAATGGAGAACAGCATGTGGTATGAGATTGTGCATCGCGTGAACTGGTACACTACCGACAAATATACTGTCTGGCTAAAGACAAAGGATGATGTCTGGCCCCTTTTAGATCATCTAGAAATCAACGAGTGCTTAATGCACGAGTACAATGGAGAACAACATGGCACGTAAGAAAGTAATCTGCGCCTTGTGTGGCGAAGCATACGACCAACGCCGCCGCGAACTTGGCATTAACTTTTGTCTCGACTGCGGTGACATCCGCGCCGAGCAACAACGTGCGTCATGGTGCATCGCACCTATCGCGCACAAGCAAGGGGCAACCCTTGTGACAAACCGCAACGACCTCAAAGGTCTAAACAAATATGTTGGAGAATAATCATGACACCCGTACTTGCTAATATAGAAACAATTAACCGTAGTGAAACACTACACAATGTGCTTGCACCAACGCTTGCATCGTCTGCAATGCTTATTGAGTTGAACATCTCACATTGGATTGGCAGCAAGAAAGACAAGCGCGCCTCTGATGAAGTCGCGCATAGCAACAACGCTATCAAAGGTTCTGTACGTGCGATCAAAGATCTACTGCACGACAACGCCGATCTGCGAGCCGTTACACGTCATGTGTCGGCAACTCGTGACATGCATTCTCACATGACATTGCCGTGGTCAAACTCTGGTTTACGTCTGGTATCGACAGCGCAGTACTTCAAGTACAACCAAGCCATGACTGAGATGCAAAACGAGTTTGAGCGTCTAGTCTCCGCAGTGCTTACCAATTACAACGATGCCGTGATTGATATGCAGTTGAAGCTTGGGCACTTGTTCTCACATGATGATTACCCCACGCTCGAAGAGCTGACACGTAAGTTTCGTTTCAAGCTATCGTACATGCCGTTACCTGATTCGGGTGACTTCCGTGTGGATATTGGCAATGAAGCGTTGGCTGAGATGAAACAAAAATACGAAGAATTTTACACCGAGCAGTACGAGCGAGCAATGAATGACGTGTGGACACGTCTACACAAGTACCTTCAAAAGATGTCCGA